CGTGCTCCTGGGGGCCCCCCCCCCCCGGACGCCCCCCCGGGGGGGGGGGCCCCCCCCCGCCGCCGGTATCGAGCCCGGCGGCGACGTGACCCTCGACGTCGTCCAGCGGATGATGGAGGAGGTCGAGGAGTCCTACCTGACCGACGAGGAGGCGTACACGGCCTTCTACCGCAAGCACGGTCTCGGGAAGGTCATCGAGGTCGTCGGGGCGTTCCTGGGGGAACTGCTCGGCGACGAGACCTGAGGCTCTTCCTCGACGAGAACCCGGATGCTGACGCCGACCTGTACGCCCTGTACGGCGTGGACGGCCGTGACACCAGCATCCGGGTGTCTCTCGTCGAGGGTCTCGTCGCCCGGCTCCCCTACGAGCCCAGGTCGCTGTGGCGGGCGCGGACCCTGCTCGGCGGCGAGAAGTGGTTCGGCTGGTCCGTGGCCGAGAGGCAGCGGGCCGACCTGACGGACGTGTCCGTGCTGACTCTGCGGGCCTGTGCGCAGCAGAAGGCCTCTCTGCGGCCTTCGGAGTATGCTGCACGGCCGTCTCCTCCGTCTCAGCGGACCAGGATCTCGTCCTCTGACAGTCAGGGTGTCGCTGCTATACTCTCTTCTATAGGCTGACCTGATAGGTGGTGAACTGTGCCCAAGGGGATTGTCGGTAAGCTCGGTGTCAAGGTCGCCCCGGACCTCACGAAGTTCGCCCAGGAACTGAGGCAGAAGCTCAGGAAGGTCAGGGAGGCCACCGACTTCGACCTGCCTGTCGGCCTCGTCCTCGACGACGGGGACGTCAAACAGATCCAGGAGCGCATCAAGCGCCTGGACGCCACCACGAAGATCAAGGTCGCCCTGGACAAGACGTCCCTTAAGAAGGCGCAGGACCAGATCAAGCGCCTCGACGCGACAGTCAAGGCGAAGGTACGGCTCGACGACGCCTCCTACAAACGCGCCCAGGAACGCATCAAACGCCTGGGCGGGGCGTCCGCCTCACCGAAGGTCAAGCCGAAGGTTGAACGCAAGTCCCTGACAGAGGCTTGGAAAGCCTTCAGCGAGGCCGACACGAAAGTCATCCCCCGCCTCGACAAGGCCGGGATGACCCGGATCCGTGAGCAGCTACGCCGCCAGGACTGGCCCACCGCGGAGATCAAACCGGTCCTGGACACAAAGAAGGTCAAGGCTCAGGAGCAGGCGCTCGACAAGGGCGGCGTGAAGATCCGGCTCAGCCTGGACGAGACCTCCTACAAGCGCGTACAGGCGCGTATCAAGAAACTGGGCGAGAAGGTGAAGATCCACCCTCACCTGGACGAGTCCGACTACCGCAAGATCAAGCGGAAGCTCAGCCGCCTGGACACGAAGGTGACCGTGAACGCGGACGCGGACACGGGCAAGGCCAGGGCGAAGTTCGCGTGGCTGGGGCGCCGACGGTACGTCCATTTCCAGGCTGTCGCAGACAGCGCGGCTCTGGCGAAGGTGGAGGCCTACTTCAGTCGCCTGTCCGGCTACCGGGCCCTGTCCGACTGGGCGCGGCAGGCGAAGGATGTCGTCGAGAACATGGACAAGCTTGCGCTGACCATGGGTGTGGTGGTGTCCGGCGCCCTGGCCATGGGGTCTGCCGTAACGGCCCTGGTGGGGACTCTGGGGGCGCTATTGCGTGTCCTGGCCGGTATCGTCCCGGCGGGCCTGGCCCTGCCGGGTATCTTCATGGGGATGGCGACCGGGGCCGCCACCCTGATTCTTTCCTTGAAGGACGCGAAGGATCACCTGGAGGACGTGGGTGACGCGTTCAAGGAGGTGCGGAAGAACTTCTCCGCCGCGTTCTGGTCTGAGGCCGAGGGTGCGATCCGTTCGCTCGCCTCCGATGCGATGCCGATTCTGAACACTCAGTTGGCTGAGTTGGCTAGGGCGCAGGGGCAGTGGACCGCCGCCGTCGCGAACGCGGTTCACGGGCACCTGCCGCAGCTGGAGACGTCCCTGGTGAACACGGCCGAGGGCGCCAGGAGGGCCACGCGCGGTTTCGGGTCGTTCACTGAGGGTCTGGTGACGATCGGCGAGGTCGGCTCCAGGTACCTGCCCCGCCTGGCGGACTGGTTCTCCGACCTGGGTGACAAGTTCGCCGCCTGGGCGCACCGGGCGGCCGGGGACGGCAGTATCGAGGCCGCGATCTCCCGGGGTGCGGAGGCTGCCCGCCGTGCCGGCCGCATCATGCGTGACCTGGGGTCCGCGATCGCCGGCGTGTTCAGGGCCGCCGACAAGGGCGGGTACACGATCGAGCGGGCTGAGAAGAGCATCAACGGGTTCGCGAAGGCCCTCAACAGTATCAAGGGTCAGACGATCCTGGCGAACATCTTCGCGGGCGCCGCGGGCGGTATGAACGCCCTGACCGAGGCGCTGCGGAGGTCCAGTGACGACGTTGTCGCCTTCTCGTGGACGTTGAGGAAGTCCATGGTTGACGGGTCGATTGCCGCGGGGAACGCCTGGCAGTTCCTGGCGAAGGTCCTCGGGAGCCGCGAGTTCGGGACCGGTGTTGCGAACTTCTTCGCCGGCCTGAACAAGGGGCTGACGTCGTTGCAGGGGGCTGCCCCGCAGGTGAGTCAGTTGCTGGGGTCGATCCTGACGCTGGGTGGGGCCCTGGCCGGCACGGTGGGGAAGGTTCTGGCGAAGGCGTTTGAGAAGCTTGGGCCGCCGGTGTCGCGCCTGCTGGAGGCGCTCGCGCCCTTGGCTACTGCTCTGGGTGACTGGCTGGTGGCCGCTATTGAGAAGCTTTCCCCGTTCATCACGAAGCTGATTGATGATTTCCTGATCCCGCTTATCAACAAGCTTACGGAGTCTCCCGGTCTTGTGACAGGTCTGGTGGTCGCGTTCCTCGGTTTCCATGCGGTCCTGGGGATGCTGCCGGGCCTGCTGTCCCTGGCCTCGACCCTGGTGCCGATCCTGACGAGCGTGGAGGGCCTCGGGGCGGCCCTGCTCGGGGTCATCGGGCCGGCCGCCCTCGTGATCGCCGCCATCATGGCTCTCGTGGCCGTGTTCGTGCTTCTGTGGACGAACAGTGAGATATTCCGTGACGCTGTCACCCGCCACTGGGGGCAGGTCAGGAACGCCATCGGGGAGGCCGTGACCGCCGTGACCGACTGGGTAAACAACGAGCTAGTGCCCGCGTTCTCCGGCTGTTGGGAAGCGATCAGCCAGTTCTGGCAGGAGTTCGGTCTGCCCATGTTCCAGTCGATCGACGCCATGGTCGAGTGGCTGGAGCCGATCTGGAACGGCCTGTGGAACGGCATGAAGGACATCGTGATTGGTGTCTGGGAGATCATCAAGGGTATCGTGACCGGCGCCCTCCAGATCATCCAGGGTAACTTGCAGGTGTTCCTCGGTATTCTTCACGGCGACTGGTCTGAGGTGTGGGAGGGTATCCAGAACATCACCTCCGGCGTGTGGTCGCTCATCTCCGGGATCATCAGTGGTGGCGTCCATATCGTGGTTGGCCTGTTCCAGTGGTTCAGCACGATAGTGTGGACGATCATGACGACGCTGTGGCAGGTTGTCGCGTCGATCGCCCGCACCGGGTGGACGTTCACTCTGAACGCCATCCGGATGGGCGTGACCGGTGCGATCAACCTGATCAGGAACTTCCCTGACATGGTCAGGCGGTTCTTCTCCAATGCCGGCCAGTGGCTGATCCAGGCCGGCCGTAACCTGATCAGCGGGTTCATCAACGGTATCCGCGGCATGTTCGGGCGGGTGTCTTCCACTCTGGGTGGTTTAACGAGGATGCTGCCCCGTTGGAAGGGGCCGGCCCCTGTGGATCGGCGTATCCTGCGGCCGGCGGGCCGCCTTCTGATCAAGGGCCTGGTGACCGGTATCGAGGAGGAGGAGCCGTCTGTGAAGGCGTCTCTGCGTGGCCTGACGGGCCGTATCGGTGACATAACCGTCAACCATGAGGTGGATGGTGGCGGGTTCGCGAAGAGCGGGGCGTCTGTGACGATCAACCAGTACAATCCTGTGCAGGAGTCCGACTCAAGTATCCGAGACAAGGTGGCGTCCGGCATCCGCCTGGCCGCGGCCCTGTGAGAGAGGAGCCGTAATGGCTGAGTACACGTTCAACGGGAAGACCCTCGACGAGGGGGCGCCGGGCTGGGCCGTCATCTCTGAGACGTATCAGGCGGCAACCAGTGTCGGCGAGTACCTGTCGCACCTGCTGCCCGGGAAGCAGTCCACAGTCGTCACCTCCCCCTGGAACTACTCGCCACCGGAGCAGAGGACCATTCTTGCCGTGAACGGTGGTGTCGGGGAGAGCGACGAGGAGTGGTGGCGGCTTCAGAGGTTCCTGTCCCCGATGCGGGGCGGTGTCACTCTCGGCACGAAGGTGGGTAAGGAGGCTGTGGATGCTCCCGCCCACCTTGACCGCGTTCGGGTTCTCGGCCCGACCGGCTCCGGGCAGACGCTCGTCCTGGCGGGCTTCACTGTGGATGACTACGGGATGCGTGCGTCGGCCGCTAGGACCGAGGAGGCTGGGGGCGGCAAGTTCGCTGGCTCGACCAGGCCGATCACGGAGGCGCTCATCTGCTTCACCACCTTCAAGTCCGGCGTGTCCCTGGGTGACTGGGGGAGCGGGCGCTACCTCTACTGGTTCGGGGACCCGCGCGGGTACGCGAACCTGAACATCGACACGGCCAGGAGGCTGGCGTTCCTGTCGCCTACGCCGTTCGACTTCCGTGACGGCGTGGACGCCAGCGCGGGCCTCGTGCTGGAGGACGAGTGGATGCTCCTGCCCGGCGGCGATGGGAATATCGGGTTCTCCGGTGCGGGGGCTCAGGTGCGGGCGCGCCCCTACCTGAGGTGACAGTGGTGGCGTCGGAGTACTACATTGGTGGTGTCCCCCTGGATGACCCGGCGGGACGCTGGTTCGTGACGTCTGAGACGCTGCTGCCGACGGTGTCGGCGGCCAGGACCCCGTCGGTGACTGTCCCGTACCGGTCGGGTGTGCTGCCTCTGCCAACAAGGACTGTTGACCCGTTCCAGGTGACCGTGAAGATCGTGGTGCAGGACAGCGGGCAGGGGCGCGGCGGCCTGGACAGGAACTGGCACGCCCTCATGGGGCGTACGGGCCGTGTCGGCTCCCCTGTGATGATGCAGCACCGGCCTCCGGGGGGTGTGGGGAGGCAGGCCCTGGTACGCCTGACCGGCAGCGTGGAGCCTACCTTCTACTACCATGAGAACATGCTGGAAGCGTCCTTGGTGTTCGAGGGTGTTGAGGGCGTGTGGCGTGACGAGCAGCCGGCGACGATGGCCGCCTCGGACCTGTCCGCCCTGAAGGGGTCTCCTCTGCCTGTGACTGGGGCCCTGATTGACGTGACGTCCCCGACCGGCGTGATCACTGTCCAGGATGTGGCCTCGGGCGGCACCGTGTCGTGGAACGGGACGGTGCAGGCAGGCTACTCGCACCTGGTGATCGACACGTCCGCCTATACGGCAACATTCACGAACACTGATTTCGGCACGACCGGGAAGGACTGGTCCGGATCCCTGTCGATCCCGCCGTACGGGTGGGCGATCACCCCCGACAGCAGCGGCACGTTCAAGGTATCCGCCTCTGGCGGCTCCGCGATCCGGATCCGTGCGGGGAGGTGCTACTGACAGTGGCCACTGCCTCGGGTTTCGGGCTGCGGCTGGTTGCCTACTGGCCGGACGGTGGCCGTGTCGGCCCTATGCCGGACGTCCTGGAGATGACGCTCACGTCGCCTTTGAACGAGGAGCCGACCCTGACCGTGTCCTACCCGGTGGCCGGGGGTGTGCGGGGCGACCTGCTCGACGGGGAGATCGAGCTTGCTGTCGAGTACACGTCCGACAACGGGGCCTCCTGGGTTGAGCCGCCCGGCGCCAGGTTTATCACGACGAAGGTGGAGCGGAACCTCCTGGCTGACGGAACCGAGTCGCGGCGGGCGGGGGGGGGGGACATAAATCACCACCCTCAGGGGGGCCCGGGGGGGGGGGCGCCCAAAACGGCGCGGGGCGC